GCAGTAAACACACCTGAAGGTCAAGAAGCCTTGAAAAATTTAAATTGGGTTATAGATAATGACAATGTTATTAATAATGAATATCGTAAATTAGATGATTTTTTATTAAAAATAAGTAAGTTACAGATAAATTCTGAAATTTATAAGGCAGAATTAGATTCATTTGAAACACTTAAACAGTTAAATGGTCAATTAGGGTTACTAAAAAATATTAGTTCTTGGATAGGTAAACCCATAACAAAAAGAAGTTTTGATACAAATAAAAATGTTGATTATCTAAATTTGGAAAATGATACAAAACAAATAATTACAACATCAGTTTCATCAGATAGTGGTTTATTGTCCAATAATCAATACCTCTCAATTAGAGATTATATTTTAGTTAATCAAGTTAATTTAGAATTAGTAAAAACATTTTTTAAGAATTTAAACAATGTAGTAAATACGTACAAAGAATATAGTAATAATATTACTAATAAAAAAATAGAAACCACAAAAAATGATGAATTTATTAATTCTTTTTATGAAATAACTAATGAAGATAATTACATAAATTTTATTATAAATAAAAGTGGTAGTAAAATAGAAACATTACAATTATCAACTGTTTTTAAAAATATGGGTGAAGTAAAAGATAGCCCATATTATTTAATAAAAAATTATGGAGATAAAAACAATAATAACAATAATTTTGAAATAAATTATTTTAATGAACAATATAAATATTTTTATAATAATAGAATAAATGAAAATACAAGTGTTTTAATAATAGATTTAAGAAAACAGAGAGAGTTAACTGAAAATATTATACTTGATTTAGAATCAAAAATTAAAATACAAAAAGAAATAGTTCAAAAAGAACTGAATTTACAAATAAATGATAATTTCAGAAGTGTAGCTGGGTTTGATCCTAAAATAAATAGTTGTATAAAGGTTATTACCAACAATACACAGGCTATGATTCAGACTGTTTATAAGGTAACCGAAAAGGCTGAAAAGGTAGATAAAAATTTTAGAAATAGTGTTTTAAGAAATTTAGAGACAGATGTAGAACCAAATGTATTAGATGGTAGGAGTATTGGTTGGCCTTCAATATATCAAAGAAAGGGTAATGGTAGTTTTGAGGAAATATATATCGGTGAAGTAATAAACCAGGGTGATTGGGATAACTTCCCTGAATATATATTCGTTGAAAACGTATTTAGTAATTTAATTAATAAAAAGAAAATTTTAAATGAGGTAACTTCTGAAACAATTACTACTAATAATTTAGATAAAGATAATTGGTTTCCGATAAACCCGATAGATTATAGTGAAGCCCCATTTATAAAAATAAATAGTAAAACTACTGAATCAGATATTAACAATGAATTTGTTAAACAAGTATTATTGAGAATGGCTCTTTTGGGTAATTATTCTAAATGGACAAATGAATTTGGGGGTAATTCACCAAGTGATTACGCACAACTAGACGCATTGACTTATATGAAAAGTATAGTTGATGGTCAAGTTAAAAATATTAATTATAATTTCATTAATAATCTTGATATTAATAATATAACACAAACTAAATACTTTAAAGATAATTTAGAAATAGTTAATGATTATATCAGATTCAAAGAGGATAAACCATTAGAATTTGGTAATATAAAAATAAGTGGGTATAGAAATAAGTTTGATACAACACAATACATATTATTTGATAATGAAGGTATTTTAAATAATAATAAAAAATTAAATAGTGATATTGTATCTAACAAAAAATACAAAGAAATTGTAGATAAAAAACAAGAAGACAAATATTTTACAACATTTTATGATAAAACAAATAACCTAACATCTAATATATCTTGTGGTGTATGGGACTTAGCTGTTTGTGAACGATTAATTAATACCAACAAAAATTTAAAATTATCATTTAGTATTAACTCTATTAATGATATTGAAAATAAAGAAACTAGTGAAAATGTAACTAACCAAAATAGTAGTGAAAACGTAACTGATGAAAATAGTACAAAACAAGATATATTATATGCCAATCAAAAAAATAGTAATTATATAAATAAAACAAATTTTTATTTAACTGGAAAAAATTCAAAATGTGGTTTTGATGATTATATGATACAAAGTGATTTGTATAAAAAACAAAGTGGTAATGACAAATATTATAAAAGAGCCTTATTATTGTTATCTACATTACCATTTAGACCATTTAAAAAGACCATAATAGAAAATTTATTTAAAACTGGTTACAATAATAGTAGAATTATTAATCTACCTAAGTATTATGTATACTTATTGGGTGGTTATCTTTGGAGGGCTGAAAAAGATGTAAATATAGATTTTAATGTCGATTTTTCTGGTATTAGTGAATGTAACTATACTATTTTCTCAAGTAGTAATAAAAATTATTTAACAAACTTAGGTTATTTAGCTACAGTTACTGACTATCAAGGAAAAGAGTTACCATTAGAAGATGAGTTATTAAATTTACCAATATCAGTTAAAAATAATTTTATTAAACAATTTAAAGATTGGGTTGATCTTAATTTTAACCAAAATATGATTGGTAATGTAGAATTTACTTTTTCTAAATACGCCAATGATGAATCTATATCTTTAACAACATATCAAGAATATAGTAATAAAGTTAAAAATTTGTTGTCTCAAACTACTAATATGATAGTTACTACACCACAAATTTTTGATAAAACAGCTTTAAATAATGGTTTAATTATTGATTCTAAAATTTTTGATGAGTATATAAAAAGTTTTAAATCCACGTTAAACAATCCTTATTCTTATGAACAAAGTAAACCTACAACAGAGGTGGAAATTGAAAAACAGAATAAAACAAATAATAAAATAAAATTACAAATCTATAACTACTTTAAAAACATTAGTGATAAATGGGCTGTTGATACTGATGGTGATGGTAGGGCCTTTAATATATGTAGTGATGAGAATGGTGATTTATATGATTATTTTAAAATAATAGATAGAGGTTGGAGAGATATTGGTAATATAGCCACATTTAACTTGAAAAGTTTTTTAACATTGTCTAGTAATTTTGATAATAGTGTTTATTTTTTTATTTCTAAATTACTTAGAGACAGTAATTTCTTATTTCAGATTTTACCTAATTATGTAAACTTTAAAGATGTTAATGAAGCCGGTAAAATATTTAAACCTATGACAACAGTAGAAAGTAATAGTTCATCTAGTCCTACTTTTCTATGTGTATATGTTGGAGGAAATTCACAACTTTTAGATATTGGTGAAAGACATAATCATTATTTTAAAAACGATGGCTTCTCTTTAGAACAACCACCACCTGATATGATGGATGAAACAAGTAAAAATTCTTTGGTTGGGTTTAGAGTGGCGTTTGGTGCCCAAAACCAGACTATATTTAAAAACGTATCATTAAGTCAACAAGAACATAGAGAAACTGGAGAATATTTTAAAGCTATTGGTGAATTAGTAGATAAAAGAGGTGGGACACAAAAATCTTATCAAGGTACTGATTTATTAAAAATATTTAAAACAAGATCATATACTTGTAAAGTAGACGCTTTGGGATGTATGAATATACAACCTATGATGTATTTTGATTTACAGAATGTACCATTTTTTAATGGTGCCTATATGATTACTAGTGTAAATCATAGTATTAGTCCTAATCATATGACAACATCATTTCAAGGAGTTAGACAATCAAAATTTATTGCCCCACCAGTAGATGATTTGACTGCGGATTTAAATTTTGATTTTAACGAAACTAGTGAAGTACCTAAAATTCAATATATAAGTTTACCATCTAATAATGGTTTATATAGTATTGGTACTAAAAATCCAACAGAGGTATTTAAGTTTAAAGAAAAATTTACTTATGATAATTTTAAAAAATTAGGAGTTACTAATCCAGATATTAACGAAGATGTTATAACTTTATTTGCGGATTTTTTATTTAATAAAGACATAGTTACTAATGCCCAAGTAACTATGTTTTTAGCCAATGTTTTAACACAATCTAATAATTTATCAAGTAATGAATATTCTTGGGATGTTGCCGATAAAGAAAATTATAGATTAAAATTCCCAGCAGATAGTCCAATGTCGGGTCAAACTATTTATTATGGGGTAGACCCAAATGAAAAAGATAAAAATTTGTCACTACCAAAATATAGTTCTGGTACAGATAATAATATTGCATATGAGTTACCTAATAATATAGAATTGTCAGATTCTAAATATGGTAATAAATATGATGGGGATGCCTATAGATTTAGACCTAGAGGTTACTTATATGTTATTGGTAGAAATAATTATTTTGATTATTATAATGGTAGTGCTTACATAATTAATCCAGATGGTATAACTTTAAATCCTGAATCTAGTTTTATTGCAGCAGTAAATGTTTGGTTAAAACAAAAAGATAGTAATGATCATACAGCAGACTATTATTCTATAAAAACAGATTCGGGTAAGTCTTCAGATTTTGCACAAACTATAAATAGTGTACAACAATTTGGTAAGAGAAGTATTGAAGAAAATTATAGAACATTTGAAAAAGTTTTAACTGTATTTGAATTATTGGATTTAAATAGGCCTTAATTTTTTATTTTAAAAAAATTCATTATATTTGTTCTATGTATTTTGGAAATATATTAACATCCTCAAACATAAAAGAGGATAATTTTAAAATTTGTAAAAAATTAGAATCAATTGATGAAACTTTACCAACTCTAGTAATAGGTTGGTCAAAGGCTAAAGAATTATTTGGTTCTGATATATCTATTCTACATAAAAAGATTAATGAAAGACTATCTTGGACATTTGATAGTAAGGAAAGAAAATCTGATTATGAAATAGATTTAGATAAATTTAAACAAGATTGTATAAATAATTTTGGTAATAATATTCCTTATGTATATTTGGATATAATTCACTACAAGTTAAAAGTTATAAAAAAAATAATAAATAAAATTAAAAATTTAGTTGATCCATATACATACATAAGTGATACAAATATGTTGTATATATATGGTGAAAACATCATTTTTGGTATAGATTTAAATGTTATTGATTATACCAACATATCAAAACAAAAGATTATTAATAAAGTATTATCAATAAAAAACAATACTTTAATAGATGAAGAAATATTTAATAAATGTAGGGGGTTACTATATAATAATAAAAACAAAATGAAACTGATTCCCTATATTGTTAAAAATGGAAATTTCGAATAAAATTATAACATTAGCTTCATTTGTTTATGAAGACAAAATAGAAAACTTTAAAAAATACCTATATAAAAGATTTAAGGTACCACAAGATAAAATATTTCAATACACATTAGAAGAAGAAGATAAAAAACTAGTTACTTTTAGAGTATTAATTTCTGATGGTAGAAAAATAAATACAAACACATTCTTTCCAACAACTATATTGGTTCACAAAAAAGGTGAGTGTTTTTACACCATAAACGCTTTAAATAAATTAATTGATAGTACACATTCTGATAACAGTGGTAATATTGACCACTCAAAAGTTATTATTAACTGGGATGAATACCAAAATAAAATTATTATTGTTAAGAGTGGTGAATTAAAAATAATGAGTATAAAACGTGATTTTTTATAATAATTAAATATTTATTATAAAAATAAAGTTATGGATAATTACGATAAAAACAAAAAAACAAATCGTTTAGATGATAATTTAGATGATTTTCTTGGTACAAACAAAACTTCTGAAAAAGAATGTAAAGGTGATGAGTGTATTATTAATGATGGTAAAGAAATCGTTGAAAGAGTAAATAAAGTATATAAAACCAATGATGGTAGACAACTATTAGTTTAAAACATGGATAAGAAATTAATTTCAGAAGAATTAAAAAGATATAAACAATTATTAGAATATACTTTTTATGTTGAAGATAAAGAGGAAAAGAAAGATGATAATGGTGAATTACTTTTAGACATTCTTAAAGAACAGGACCCAGTACCCGGTGATGAAACAGACGAATTTCCTCCAGCACCAGAGGAAGGTGGTGATACTAATGTTAATCCATTTGAAGCAGAACCTGCTGCAACAGATGTTGAACCTACCGACACAAAAGATACAGAAGAAGTGGATCCTTTTGCAACAATGGATGATACACCTATGCCAGTAGAAGATGAAATGGCTGACGAAGGTGATACTGTTGAGGTAGATGTAACAGACTTAGTTGATAAAACCGAAGAAACAAAATCTTCTGTTGATGGACTTACTACTAAAATGGAGGAATTACTCTCTAAACTTAACGATTTAGAAAGTCAAGTTGGTGGTATGGACAATGTAATAAATAAAATTGATGATTTAGAGAAAGAAATAGAAAAAAGAAACCCAACTCCAGTTGAAAAACTAGAAATGAGATCTTTAAGTTCTTATCCTTATTCTATTAAATTAACCGATTTTTGGAAAGATAAAGAAGGTTACGAAGCCGAAGAACCTGAACAAGAATTTACATTAACACAAGATGATGTAGACAATTTTGATAAAGAACAAATAAAAAAATCATTTGACTACAATAAAGATTTAGATTCAGACTATTAATATTTAGTTTAATTATTTAAAGAACCTATAATGAAATTAATCATTATAGGTTTTTTTTTATAAAAAAATTTGACATATATCAAAATAAGTATTACATTTGTTCATTAACAATTAAATTATAATAAAATGGCTAAAAATGCATTAGATGCGATCTTGTCACAGTACGAAAAGAATACTGAGAACAAGGGCAAAGGAAACAAGATGTCTAACGAAGACAGATTGAAGAAGTACTTTACTGAAAAACTTCAGAAAGGTGAAAAAAATGTTACAAAGAGATTTAGAATCTTACCTTCGAGTGATGGTGGTTCTCCGTTTGTAGAAGTTTACTTTCACGAAAAAGAAGTTAATGGTAAATGGGAAAAAATCTATTGTTCTGAAAAGAATGATGGTGGTCACTGTCCACTTTGTGAATCTAGAGAGGCCTTATTAGAAGAGGGTACTGAAAAAGCTAAGAAGTTGGCTAAAGAATTTAGTGCTAGAAAATTCTATGTAGTTAAGGGTATCGATAGAGATAAAGAAGATGATGGTGTTAAGTTTTGGAGATTTAAACACAAGTACACTAATGATGGTATTATGGACAAAATTGTCCCTATATTTAAAATCAAAGGTGACATTAGTGATGCTAGAGAAGGACGAGACATTATTATTTCTGTTGGTAGAAACGACAAAAATCATAGTGTAGTAAATTCTATTATGGCTGATGATGTTAGTATTCTAACAACAGATAAGGAAAAGGCTAATGATTGGTTTAACAATGAGGAAACATTTAAGGATGTTTATGCTAAAAAATCTAAAGAGTATTTAGAAATTGTTGCCACAAACAAAACACCTATTTGGGATAGTGAACAATCTAAATTTGTTGCAGAAGAAGACAAAGAAGAAAAAGAAACTGCATCATTAGAGGAAGAAATCTCTTTGATGAAATCTAAAGTAACACCTAAAAGTTTTACTGAAGAATCTTCAGATTTAGAAATTACTGAATTTGATGGTGATAGTGAGGAAGACGATGATTTACCATTTTAATTTAACTTATGTCTAAAAAACAACCTATAAAAAAGAAAAGTGGTGACTTTTCTTCTATTAGAAAAAAGTTTTCATCTACTGAAAAGTATAAAGAACAAAAATACTTTGATTTAGGTGAAGCTTTTCAGAAGTCCACAGGATTACCTGGTCCAGCTATGGGACAAATTAATATGTTATTGGGTCACTCAGATACTGGTAAAACTACTGCATTAATTAAAACGGCAGTTGATGCTCAGAAAAAAGGTATTCTACCAGTTTTCATTATTACTGAACAAAAATTCAGTTTTGAACATGCTAAACAAATGGGTTTAGAAACTGAATACATTGAGGAAGTTGACGAAAGTACTGGTGAATTATTAGCTTATTGGGATGGATTTATTTTGTACAAACTAGGATTTGATTATATAGAACAAGCTTTTGACTATATGACTGAAGTTTTGGATGCACAAAAGAGTGGTGAAATTCCACACGATATAGTTTTCCTATGGGATTCTATTGGTACCATTCCATGTCAGATGAGTTTTGAAGGTAAAGGTGGTAATCAGCACACTGCAAGAGTTATCTCTGAAAAATGGGGTATGGGTCTAGCTCAGCGTATTACATCTTCTAGAAAGGAATCTTTTCCATACACAAATAGTGTTATATTTGTAAATCAGCCATGGGTAGCCTTACCAGACAATCCATTTGGACAACCTACTATACAACCTAAAGGTGGTAACTCTATTTATTTATCTTGTGCTTTGGTATTTCTTTTTGGAAATCAAAAAAGTTCCGGTGTATCTAAATTAAACGCCACTAATAAGGGTAGAAAAGTTAATTTCGCAATCAGAACTAAAGTTGGTATACACAAGAATCATATGAATGGTTTGGGTTACGCTGATTGTAAAATTTTAGCTACTACACATGGTTTCATTGAGGATGATCCTAAATCTATTGAACAATACAAAAAAGAGTACAAAGATTATTGGATTGAAGTATTTGACAACGTTGGAGAAGAAGATAACTTTGACATTAGTGAAGAAGGTTTAATTGAATCTCCTGTAGACTATTCTGACAATTAATTGTTTAACTTTTAGTTAAAAGAAATAGTGAAGATACCACCAAGAAAAAATAAGTTTAAACAAACACTATTAATTGATGGTGATTCATTGATAAAGACCGCTTATTATGGGGCCAAAGATCTTTATTATAAGGATACTCATATAGGCGGTCTTTTTCAGTTCTTAACTATGTTGAGAAAGATTATTAATGAATACAGATTTGATAGGGTTTATGTTTTCTGGGATGGTAAATTTAGTGGTAGATTACGTTATGAAATTTACAATGAATACAAATCCAATAGAGACAAAGACTTTTATATAGAACAACCACCTTCAGAACCAAGTCTTTATATACAAAAAGAAAGAGTTATGTTATATTGTGAAGAATTGTTTATAAGACAATTTATGGATGATATAACTGAAGCTGATGACTGTATAGCTTACTATGTCAGTCAAATGAAAGAAGACGAGAAGGTTGTAATTGTAACAAACGATAGGGATTTGTGTCAATTAATAGACGATAGAGTAGGAATCTACATTCTTAATATAAAGAAAATAGTTACAAAAGATAACTACAACCAGTATTTTAATCACCATCACACTAATGTCAAATTAATAAAAATGATATCGGGTGATAATAGTGATAACATAAAAGGTATTACTGGTGTTAGTGAAAAAACAATATTAAAATATTTTCCAGAAATTTCTAAAAAAACTTTGACATTATCAGATATTTTTATTAAAATTGAAACGATACAGAATGATAGAAAAAGTAGGTTAAAAACTTTAGATAACATTCTTAATGGAGTTACTAATGGTGTTCAAAAAGATAAGATTTATGAGATTAATGAGAAAATAATTGATTTAAAAAGACCATTAATTACGGAGTCGGTAAAAAATGATTTAGATTTATTATTTGATGTTTCTATGGATCCTGAAGGTAGAGAAACAAAAAATGTAATCAGTATGATGATTGAAGACGGTTTAATGATGGCTATACCAGGAGGACAAGACGGGTATATAAATTTCCTCCAACCATTTTTAAGAATTATAAAAAAAGAGAAAGAATACTTTGTGAAAAATAAAATTTAAGTTATGAAAAGAAATTATGAAAACTTACCTTATGAATTTTTATTTATGATTAATGGTAATCCTATTGTAGGTAGAAATTTTTCAGTTAAAAACTTTAATCAAGACTCATTAAATTCATATGAGATTAAAGAAACTTTAGAAGATGTTGTAGAAATTATAAAAAATCACTTCAAAAACAAAACTTATGATTATCTTTACAGATATTATAACCCATACTATGATAGTACTGATGGTGAAAATACTGAAGAAAATCCATCTAATTATATAAAAGACATTTATGAAAATGAGGATTTTTTCACTTTCCAGATTAAGTACAAACCAAGTCAAAAAGAAGAGAGTAGAGTAGTAGTTGAAAAGATTTTTAGTGGTAATGATTATCCACCTAAAGTTAGATACGATGTTGATATTAGAAAAATTATACCTAAAATCATTGAATATCTACAATTAGGTATGAGTCAGAAAAATTATACTAAAAATTATTGTGGTTACGATTTGAAATATGATGTGAACGATATATTTATTAATAAACCAATCTAAAAAAAGTTATGACAAACAATGATAGTTTAAATCTAGGTTATTTAGGATACAGTTTCCAGGTTAAATTAACAAAACAATTAATAGAAGATAGTAAATTTTCGGAAAGTATAATTGGGGTTATGGACCCCAATTATTTTGATAATGAATATTTGAGATTAATTGTGGCTACGATTAAAGATTACAAGGAGAAATATGAAACAATACCTTCATATGAAACCATTGAACAAACAATCAAAGCTAGTGTTAAAAGAGAAATAGCTAGAGAATCGGCTCTAGAAATGATTAAAGAAATTTGTGACTATGATAACAAAGATTGTATCTATGTTCAGGATGTAGCCATTAAATTTTGTAAACAACAAGAATTAAAAAAGGCTACACAAAAAATACAAAAAATATTAGACAATGGTGACTTTGATCGCTATGAAGAATGTGAGGAGTTAATCAAACAAGCCACAAATATTGGTGTAGAGAATGATGAGGGTATTGATGTATTCCACGCGATTAATGATGTATTAAGTGATGACTTTAGAAACCCTGTTGAAACCGGTATTATTGGATTAGATAACCTAATGGGTGGTGGTCTGTCTAAAGGTGAACTTGGTGTAATATTAGCCCCATTTGGAGTTGGTAAAACCACATTAATAACTAGAATGGCTAACACAGCTTATAACGCTGGTTACAATGTTGTACAATTATTCTTTGAAGATAACCCTAAAGTAATTCAAAGAAAACACATTACTTGTTGGACAGGTATTCCTTTAAGTGATTTGGGTAATCATAATGAAGAAATTATGGAAGTACTACCTAAATTTCAAAATAAAAGAGGTAACTTAATCCTTAAGAAAATGTCTAGTGATGGTACAACTATACCACACATCAAACAATACCTTAAGAAACTTATATCGAATGGTATGAAACCAGATGTAATATTTTTAGATTATATTGATTGTGTACAACCGACAAAACAATTTAAAGATGAATACTCTGGAGAGGGTAATGTGATGAGACAATTTGAAACTATGATTTCAGAACTAGATTTAGTTGGTTGGACAGCCATACAAGGTAATAGAAGTTCAATTGGGGCTGAAGTAGTTGAAGCCAATATGATGGGTGGATCTATTAAGAAGGGTCAAATTGGTCACTTTATTTTGTCTGTGGCTAAAACATTAGAACAAAAAGAAACTGGTAGAGCTACATTAGCCATACTTAAGTCTAGATTTGGTAAAGATGGAGTTGTTTTTGATGATATTCTTTTCGATAATGGTACACTAATAGTAGATACAAATGATACTAGTGATGTTACTTTCTTAGAAAGAAATAACAATGAGAAAAAGAAAACTTCGAATTTCATTTCAGAAATCGTAAATAAACGTAGGGAGACTTTAGGGGGTAATTAAATTTTTAACATTTATTAGATAAAACGATAATAATCGTTAAAGGATAACTCACCCTTAATAAATAACAAATTAATAATTATATTTAAAATAAAATGGAAAAAATACTTATAGAAAACCCGAATAGATTTGTTATCTTCCCTATAGAACATAACGATATATGGGATTTTTACCAACAACACCAAGCGGCTTTCTGGACGGCCGAAGAAGTTGATTTAACTGGTGATATACGTGATTGGGAAAAACTTACTGACAACGAAAAGTTTTTTATTAAAAACGTTTTATCATTTTTTGCGGCTTCAGATGGTATAGTAAATGAAAACTTAGCCGAAAACTTCTATCGTGAAGTACAATACCCAGAAGCTAAATTCTTTTATGGGTTTCAGTTAATGATGGAAAATATTCATTCACTAATGTATTCATTATTAATTGATACATACATTAAGAATGAAAAAGAAAAAAATGATTGTTTTAACGCTATAGAGAAACTACCAGCGGTAGCTAAAAAAGCGAAATGGGCTTTAGATTGGATTGAAAAGTCATCTTTCCAAGATAGATTAGTAGCTTTTGCTGCTGTAGAAGGTATATTCTTTTCAGGATCTTTTTGCTCTATATTTTGGTTAAAGTCAAGAGGTATTATGCAAGGATTATGTAATGCAAATTCATTAATATTTAAAGATGAGAATTTACATTGTGACTTCGCGATACACTTACTTAATAATCATTGTGAAAATAAACTTAGTGAAGAAAGAATTAAAGAAATTTTGTTCTCTGCCTTAGAAATTGAGAAAGAATTTATTACTGAATCATTACCAGTTTCCTTGATAGGAATGAACTCAAATTTAATGAAACAATATTTAGAGTTTGTTGTTGATGGTTTATTGGTTAAATTTGGTTTTGAAAGACATTTTAAAGTTGAACAACCATTTAAATTTATGGAACAAATCGCGGTAGAGACTAAGGGTAACTTTTTTGAGTCAAGAACAGTTGAATATCAAAAAGCTAAACTTAATGAATCTATCACATTTACTGAGGATTTTTAAAAAAATAAAAATATGTCGTTAAAAATAATAAAAAGAGGTGGTGACAAAGTAGCTTTTAACCCACAAAAAATTTATAGTAGAGTAAAAAGGTCTTCTAAAGGTTTGAATGTTAATTCAGATGAAATCTTTATTAAGGTAATCACATCAGTACCTACTGAAGGTGAAATAACTACTAAAGAATTAGATAAATTAGTATATGAGATTGCAGCTTCATATACTGGTAGTCATTATGATTATTCTAAATTAGCTTCACAAGTAGCCATCTCATCTTATCATAAAGAAACTAATAAAAGTTTCTGTGAAACTATGGAATTATTGAACAATGATGGTGTGGTAAATGATAAGTTAATTGATATTATAAACGACTATGGTAGAGAAGCAATTGATGGTATTATAAATCACGAAAATGATTATAATTTTGATTATTTTGGTTGGAGATCTTTGCAAGAAATGTATTTATTGAAAAGACCTAATGGTGAAGTAGTAGAAAGACCACAACATATGTATATGAGAGTCGCTCTTTGGGTTACTAGTTCATTTACTGAGGCCATAGAGTACTATAAATCTCTTTCTAGTCAACTAATCTCTAAGGCAACACCTATAATGATTAACGCTGGTACAAAAGTCCCTCAGTTAGCTTCTTGCGTGTTACATTATAACAATTCGGATTCAAGAAGAGGATTGTTAGAAACGTTAACTGATATATCTACTTTTTCATCTGATGCGGCAGGTATTGGTTTATCTATGTCTAATATTAGAAGTAAAGAAAGTAGAATATCAACTTCAGGTGGTTATGCAGGAGGATTATTAAAGTACCTTAAAATAGTAAACGAATCATTAAGATTTTTCAATCAACAAGGTAGAAGACCGGGTTCTGCTGCAATTTACATTGAACCTTGGCATAAAGATATTTATGATTTATTAGATATAAAGAAAAACACTGGTGTAGAAGAATTAAGAGCTAGAGATTTATTTACAGCACTATGGATTCCAGACAACTTTATGAGAGCAGTAAAAGACGATACTGATTGGTATCTATTTTGCCCTAATGAAATTATAAAGTCTGGTATTAAACCATTACAAGAGTGTTATGGTGATGAGTATGAAGAGAATTATAATAAAGCAGTATCTTTAGGTATTGGTAAAAAAGTAAAAGCCCTTGATATTTGGACAAAAATAATTGAATCACAAGTTGAAACTGGTGTACCTTATTTATGTGCTAAAGATAGTGCGAATAAAAAGACTAATCATCAGAATATTGGTGTTATTAAACAATCAAATCTATGTAACGAAATTTATCAATATACTGATGAAGAAACAACCGCAATTTGTACATTATCGTCAATTGTATTAAAAAATTTCATAGTTAATGGTAAGTTTGACTTTAACTTGTTATATGAAGAGGTAAGAAAAGTTGTTAGAGCATTAAATAAAGTTGTAGATATTAATAATTATTCAACACAAAAAGGATTAAAAGGTGGTTTAGAACAAAGAGCAATTGCTATTGGTACACAAGGTTTAGCAGATGTTTTCTATATTATGGATTATATTTTCACTTCAGAAGAAGCTAAAAAACTAAATAAAGAAATTTTTGAAACCATTTACTATGCTGCAGTTTACGAAAGTAATCAACTATGTATTGAAGGTAAATATGAACCATATAAATTTTTCGAAGGATCACCAATGTCAAAAGGGGTATTCCAATTTGATATGTGGGGATTAACTGAAAGTGATTTAATGTGGGATTGGAGTGAATTAAAAACTAACGTTGAAAAATATGGTGTATGTAATTCATTATTTACTGCACAAATGCCAGTCGCTTCATCTGCAAAAATTACTGGTTCTTTTGAAATGACTGAACCTGCACATTCTGCATTATTTAATAGAAGAGTTGTTGGTGGTGAAATTTTAATTGTTAATAAATACTTAGTTAATGATTTTGAAAAACTTGGTATTTGGTGTGAGGATTTAAAGAATGAGATTATTATGAATGAAGGTTCAATTCAAAGTATTAATTTCGATAATTATTTAGATTCTGAAAACAAAAACTACAATAAAAAATTAAGTAGAATTGAGTTTTTAGTTTCAAAGTATAAAACCATATGGGAGATATCTCAAAGAGAGTTGATTGATATGGCAGCAGATAGAGCCCCATTCATTGATCAGTCACAATCTATGAATATTTATATGTCAAATCCAACACTATCTAAAATAACATCTTCACATTTCCATTCTTGGCAGAAAGGTTTGAAAACATTGTGTTATTATGTTAGAACTAAAGCAATATCTACTGGTGCAAAACATTTAGCGGTAAACATTGGTAAAAAAAGTGAACCACAAAAAGAAAAACCTAAAGTGGATTTTAATGAAATGAAATTACCACCTAAACCAGAAAATTCACAGTTCGAATGTTTTGGATGTTCATCTTAAAAAGATAAAGTAAAGTCAGAGAAATCTGACTTTTTTTATTTTATTATTTCCTTACAAAAAAAATATAGTAGAATATTTATATACAAATGGCAAAAACAAGATACATAAACATTGATTTTCCTTTTAGAGATAGTGACAATGGTTTTTATTTTAAAATGAATAAAACTGATAAAGACGCTATAAGGGCGGATTTATTACACTTACTATTAACTAATAAAGGTGAAAGATTATATTCACCTGATTTCGGTAGTGATTTAAAAAAATACATCTTTGAACCAAATGATAGTATAACACAGGCACAAATTAGAGATAATCTAAACGAAACAATAAAAATATATATCCCTAATTTAATTGTAAACGATATATCATTTAGAAATGATACTATCGAAGAATCAATTATAGTGGAATTAAAGTATACAGTAACAGAGGGGACTTTTGTTTCTTCAGATACCATTACATTAACATTTTAACATATGGCTAAAAAAATTGATTATAATGCACGTAATTTCTCTGATGTTAGACAACAATTAATAACATTTATACAACAATACTATCCTGAGATATTTTCAGACTTCAACGATGCCTCAGTCGGGATGATGCTATTGGAATTAAACGCTGCGGTTGGTGATATGTTATCATTCCATACTGATAGATTGTTTAATGAAACTCAAATAAATTATGCACAAGAAAAATCATCATTATTAGAATTAGCAAGAACTTTTGGATTAAATATACCAGGTAAGAGACCTAGTATAACTATAGTCGATTGGACAGTTACTAATATTCCAAAAAATGGAGATACTTTTGATATAAGTTATGCACCCAAAATTCTAAAAGGATCTCAAGCGTTAGGTTCTGGTAAAGTTTTCGAACTTTTAGAAGACTGTGATTTTTCATCACCATTTACAACAGGTGGTATACCCAATAGACTAGTATTACCTAATATTTCTAGTAATGGTGTAATAGAAAACTATACATTAGTTAAGAGAGAAATAATGTTAAATGGTTTCACTAAAATCTATAAAAAAACAATAAATAGAGAAGATTATAGACCATTTCTTGAATTAATATTACCAGAAGATAATGTATTATCAATTGAAAATATTATTACTAAAGAAGGTACTAATTTAACATCAACACCTACTGAAGAAGAATTTGCTAATTTTGATTTAAATTGGTATGAAGTACCAGCATTGGCACAATCTGAAATTTATGTTACAGATGACAACTTAATTTCTGATCGAGAAGGTGTTGCTTTAGGTAAGTGGAAAAACGCACCACAAAGGTTTATAAAAGAATATACCGATAATGGATTCTGTAAAATAATCTTTGGTGCTGGAGACGCAGACATTTCAGAATTAAATGATTTCATTGGGTGTAGAGGTCAAATAGATAGGATAGGTAAAACAATTAATAATTTATCATTAGGTGCTATACCACAACCTAGTAGAACTATGTATGTTAGATATAGAGTTGGTGGTGGTGAAGATAGTAATTTAGGTCCTAATAGTGTTACACAATTAGGTATTGTCAATACAATTGTTAATGGTAACAATAGTGATTTAAATAATACAATAAGAAATAGTGTTAGTGTAAACAATCCTATACCAGCTTTAGGGGGCAAAGAAGAACCTTCTGTAGATGAAATTAGAAACTTAGTTAGGTATAATTTTTCTTCACAAAATAGATGTGTAACTATAAAAGATTACCAAAGTAGAGTTTCATTAATGCCAGGTAAGTTTGGTGTTCCATTTAGAAATAGTGTTTATGAAGAAAGAAACAAAATAAATGTTTCTATTTTAGCTTTAGATTCAAGTGGTAAACTTACAACAGAAGCTACATCTGCTTTAAAACAAAATATAGCTGAATACTTATCAGATTTTAGAATGATAAATGATTATATTACTGTTAAAAATGGTAGGGTAATAAATTTAGGTTTTGAGGTAGACATATTTGCTGACAAATCTATACCAAAAGGTGACATTATCGCTAGTGTTGTAAAAACAATTAGTGAATATATGGACATTAATAAATGGGATATGGGTGATAATATATATTTATCACAATTAGTTGAGAACATCAACAATGTTGGTGGGGTATTAAACGTTACTGATATAAGAGTTTATAATAAAGTTAATGAAAATGGTAAATATTCATTAAATGAGATAGCTCAACCATATATTGATAGTACAACAAGACAAATAGATTTATTAAATAGGTATACACTATTTGGTGAACCAAACGCTATGTTTGAAGTAAAATACCCAAATAATGACATTAAAATAACAATTTCTACTTCATAGTAGTTACTTTTTTTTGGTTATAGATTAGTTTTAATAAAAAAATATATTATTATGAGTTGTAGTACTTGTTCAAAAAAATCAGAGAATCAAGAAGAGTTAAATTTAAAATTAGTACCTGATAACATTTTAAGTGGTGATTTTTCACAAAACTTTTTCTTCAAGTTGGTAGCCTTTTTGGTTATTGTTGTGGCGATACCATTAGTTATTTTAGTTATTGTCCTTCAAATATTTTTCTCTTTCTTTTTACCTAAGAAACTACCTAAATTAAATTCTAAGATTAAGAGTTTCTTTTTAGGTATATTTAGTTTTTACACTAACTTTAAGTATAAAAGAGAAATTAAAAAAAGACAAAATCAGTTTGAAAAAACAAAATCATATAATGAATATGATGAGAATCAATTTTCTGATGTAGAGGTACATAATAATGAGGAATAATAAAATGTAATTAAATGTCTAAATCATATAGAATTAGGACAACACCCGGTGAAGATAATGGTTATTTAAAGGTTAACGTTGATCTTAATCAAAATTATGATCACTTAGAAATTTTAAGTTTAAAAATATCACAAAATGATGACTATAAAAATTTCTGTGCGGAATATGGTGTTTTAGCTGGTAGGGTAATCATTAATAATGGATTTGGTGTACCAAATGTAAAGGTTTCCATATTTGTACCAGTTGAGACTAGTGATTTAGACAATCCTATTATATCTCAAATATATCCTTATAGTGAACCATTTTCTGATCAAAAAAATAGTCAGGGTATTAGATATAATCTATTACCAAAAAATCAACAAAGTTTAGACCATACACCAGTTGGTACATTTCCTAAAAAAAGAGAAATTTTAGATAATAATACCACGTTAGAGATATTCGAAAAGTATTATAAGTATACTACAACAACCAATGAATCTGGTGATTATATATTGTTTGGTTTACCATTAGGTGACCACATTCTTCATTATGATATGGATGTTAGTGATATAGGTTATTTATCGGTTAGACCATTTGACTTAATATCACAAGGATACCCAAGTAATTTATTTAAAGATAGATTTAAATTTAAATCATCTAATAACTTAGATAGTTTACCACAAATATTTTCAGATAACATACCAGTAACTATTGAACCATATTGGTGTGATAGTTTAAGTGTTGGTTCACCATTAGGAATCAATAGATTAGACATATCTATTGATAATATAGAAATAACACCGACATCTATTTTTATGGGTAGTGTGTTTACAGATGATGAAAAAGATTCATTAAACAAGAACTGTAAACCAGCTAGAGAAATGGGTAAACTAAATGAGGTTATAACTAGTACTGGTAAAATTGAAGCCATTAGAAGAACAACTGATGGTTCTATAGAAAATTTTAGTTTTAACGATGGTGATATAGATGATAATGGTAACTGGTCTATATTAGTACCGATGAATTTAAGGAAAGTTGTTACTGATGAGTTTGGTAATTTAGTACCATCACCAGATGGTATAAAAGGTATACCTACAGAAGGGGATTATAGATTTAGAATATCTATGGACTCCACATCAACAGATAAACGTTTAAGACAAAGGGCTAAATTCTTAGTACCAAATACAAATAATAACTTTAATTTTGATAAATATAGTAGTGAAGATTTAAAGAAAAATAAACCATTTAATTTAAACACACAATTATCAACTATAACCACTGGTACACCCTATCAAAATGATATAACAAATCAGTATAATTATTTAGAAGAGTTTTATCCATTTAGATGGAAAAAAGTATATACTGTTAAACAATATATCGGTAGGGTACAAAAAATAGGTGGTCCTAATGCGGACGAAGCTAGAGGTTTTATAGGTATTAAAGATATAATAAACGCTAATGGTGTCAATAAATTTCCTACTAATAGATTAGATACTAATTTTAATCCATTATATACAATATTATGTACAATATTAACATTTTTTGGTTTAGTTGTAGGTCTAATTAATGGTATTTTAAATATCATTAATGGTCTAATAACAGCACTATGTAATGTTAAAATCCCTATTGGTGTGGAATTAATACCTAACAAGGGTTCACAGTTTAGACCACAAGTTCAATCACAAGGTTGGAATGCGGATGATAGTTGTTGGAAAGATTTAAAAGATGATGGTGATACACAAAACATTGGTGGGTGTGATGATATTAGAAGTAATAGTGATGCCAACTTGGGTGGTATGACTGATAGTAATGGTAATCCATTCTCACCATGTATTGATGTCACAAATAGAGTAACACCACCAGACTCAGATCAAATAGGTAATTGTGCAAAAATAAATTATAGTGATTTACATTTCACACAATATGGTTCAAATTGGTATCCAACACCAATAGTCAAATTATTTCAAAAATTTGGTGGTGATAGTATATATCAAAACCCAGTTGAAACTGGAGTTCAGGATTGGTATTATAATTATAGTGGTTGTTATTCATTACCAACAAGTGGATGTAAAAGATATAGGATTGGTGATGGTAGTAATTGGTATGGTGGTGACTATAAATGTGAGGAGTGTGGTCTTAACACTTCTTGTGGTGATGGGTGTGTTAAAATAGGTAATACTTGTATATGTTTTAAATTTAAATGTTTATTAAGTCCACTTTTATGTAAAAGATGTAATGATTTTTGTAATGAAGGAGAAAAACATAGTTGTTGCCCTAACAATCATGAATATGGTTGTGAAGTAAATGATAGTTTTACTAATAATATTGGTAAATGTTGTAAAAAATGTTGTGTTAAAATACCATTAATTAGTTTAAAATGTCAAGAAGAAGATAAAGATATAAAAATTTCATTATTACCTACACCATTTGCTGCGGAATCTTGTAATAAACCTTATGTAGAAGCTTTCAGTTGTATAAATTGTGGTGGATTAAGTACCCCAGGTATTAAAGATTGGGTTTCTTGTGTTTTAGAACCAGTCGCTGTATATTTAAAAATGTTGAAATTTGATTTTTATAATGATTGGGTAGGTGGTACATTGTATTTCCCACTTATTAAAAGAAAATATGTTTTAAAAAAATCAAAAAGAAGGTTTGGTCAAGTTAAAAAAGATAAGTTTTGTGATTTTGATTGTAAAATAAAAAATTCAGATGACTTCCAAGGTCAACCATACTTCTACAAACATAGAATTAAGATAGGTACTATTTTATTTAATAACCCAAAGGTTAATTATGAAGGGTGTACAGCTAAAATAAAAGGTAAAAAAGTAAGTGAGTGGTATGGGTGTCCTAGTTGTAGTGAAAGTGAAAACAAAGAAAACGCTGTTAAAGACATAGTATTCCCTGGTCAATTATCTAATGGTGATGGTTGTAACATAACGTTTACTTCCTTCTCTAATTTTGAAACATTTTTAAATAGTCAAAGTGTAAACTTTAGTGTACAAGATAAAAAAGTAAATTCAGAACACGATAAACCAGAATATATTGAGGTTGAAGATGTAAATGGTACATCTAGTTGGGAAAACATAGGTGGACACGGACACCATAGAAATATATGTAACGATACTAGGGTGGTAGAAAGAAAAGAATTTTTTAAAACTAGTTTAGATTGTAAATCATATAGTATAAGTGAATATGGTGAAACAGTTGAACTATTAAATGATTTAGGTATACCTAAAAACACTTCTGATGAAGATGGTAGTATTATACCTATTGGTAGTGGTTGTGAACCATATACTTGTAAATCAGACTGTGGTTCTAATGGTGTGGCACCTTGTATATCAAAAGATATAAAAACGGAATATGACAATTATAAGGCTGATGTTAAACATGGTTTAGTAAGTTGGTATAATGGTGAAATTTATTATACACCTTATATACCAAATGATGATTTAAAATATAATAAAAATGAATATAAGGCTAACTTATTCTTACCAACTACAATTATGGAATTAGGAAGTATAAGTTATTGTGACGTGGATGATGTACCATTTATTATGGATCAGTTAGAACCTACAACATTTAACGCTAGTTATGAAGATATAAAATATAAATTTGGTAATACAATACCAAATTATAATGGTGAAAATGGTATTGGTACATTAAAACAATTTAAAAAATATGAAGACAGAAAAGATGTTTCACTAAATTTAAGAAGTTATGTTGAATTTGGTTGTTCTAAAGTAATTTGTTCCAACACATTAGCTGTTGTAAATCAATCACAATTGGGTGTTGATATAATTGATAAAAATGATATTGGGGTAACAATAGGTAGTTGTTTTGTTAGATTTGAACACGATAGTGACTTAAGAGGTTATTTTTGTAAGAAATTTAATGGTTTTAAAGGTGAGGATTTATCTTTTCATCATAATAGACCAGGATCCATTCAGTTTGATAATGTGTATCAGACATATCCTGAAATAAAACTTACAGATGGTACTACAATTTACCAAGAGTTACCTGATGGTGGTGGAGTATTTTTATCTGAATATAATGATTCTGATTCATTTATACCGGGTGACGCGTGTGGTTATTATAGAGAAAATCAAAGTCCTAATTATTTTTATGGTTTGGCACCAGGTGTTACAAGTGGATTTATAAATTACCCTAATCTACCAAATGAGACTATTAATTTTGGTCAACAACAATCTTCTATTGTGGATAATGTTAATGATGATTTAAATGGTGATGTAAACATAAAAGGTATTAGATTTAACAGATCACAAACACCATATTATTTGTATTTTGGATTAGTACCGGGTAAAACAGCTTTACATAAAGTAGTGAGTAACTATTTCGCGGATAAAATAAATAGTAAAACACTTATAGGTATACCAGGTACAACAAATAATAAAGCGTCTAGTAATAATAACAATACTCCTAATGTGAATGAAGAAGAAGTAAACAATTTCTCAGTATTCAAAACATGTTTAGGTGAGACTCTAATTCCAAATGTAGAAGGTCAATAAAATGGAAGAAACAAATAAAATATTATTGAACAAATATAGATTTTATAATTCTATAAATACTAATTCATCTATTGATTTTGGTATTAGTAATAATTCAAAACCTATACCACTTAATGATATAACTGAAACAGTTAGTGAATATGAACAATTCTTAAAAGAAAGAAAAGAAAGTTCTATATATAGATTTTATGGGGTTGTTTCACCATTTGTTTCAAATCCTTTATTTAATGAAAATATAAAATTGAGTACTGATGACAATGGTAATATCATTAGTAAGAAAATAATGAGTAATGATATATTCGAAAAAAATGGTTGGATTGGTTATTACAATGATGAACCAGATCAGACAACTTTAGAATATAATGATAATAAAAGTTCATTATGTCAATTTTTTCCTTTTGATCCGGGTTATGATAGATTAAAAATATTAGATGACGATGGTAAACCAAATTATTTATTAAAAATAACTTACCCATATATTAACAAAGATATTGTTATTGTAAAAAATAACTCAAATATATCATTAAAAGATGGTGTACCAATAATTGAAAAATTTAAAGTAAAAATAAACAATAAAGATTATGTTGGTTTTAAAACCGCCTTTAATCATGGTTTAACTGAAACTAGTAAAATACAATTATATAATTTTATTGACAATACACAAAATAATAGTTTAAAATTAAATGGTTTATTTAAAGTATATAAATTAGGTAATGAAACTAACGATAATAAATTAAGAACATTTATTTTAGATATTGACCCCAATAGTATAGCCTTTAATGTAGGTATATCTACAATTAAAAGAGTTGTTAATGATGTACCATCTAAATACTATGTTAGAAGATTTAAATCTTTAACACTAAACTATAATGATTATGATATGTATCCAGCGGCTTTTGGAAAAACATATTTCTCTGATAATGTCGCGGCTTTTAATTTTAAAAAGGATATAGTAGTTAGTGGACTTACTGATAATTTAGGTAGACCAATTAGTGAACTTTATTTTACTATACTAAAAAATGATAATGATAGTGATCCTACTGGTACTAGTAATAAGTTTTGGTTAGAAAAACAAAAAAACTTAACATCACCTAATAATACTCGTTTTTGGACTAAGATTACAGCTGGTTATGATTTAGAGAATAATACTAATATCAATTATAATATTAGGGCTTATGGTGACCCAAATTACGCTGGTAATAGTTGGTTTGAGAATATTGATGAGTCGGATATTAATTTTGATGGTGATTTATGTGAGTATAATGAATTTGAGTTATATGAAAGAACTTTAGAATTGGTTTATCATAGATTCAATACTACATATAGAGAATTTTATAATAGTATTGATAATACAAAAACAAATAAAAAAGAGGGGTATCTATATACACCATTTAGTTTGATAAGAATTAGAGAATTTTCTAATTATATACACCCAACTATAAATTTAAATTCTATAATAGAAAAATATAACATTACAAATCCTACTGAAATATTAGAACTAAAAAAATCATTTAAGATTCCTAATTACGCCACAGAGACATCAACCAATGTATATAAGTGGAGGGATATTATGGATATAGGTGAAATAGATTCATTGGGTAGGGGTGTTGATTATCCATTTGAAAGTGGGGCTCATTATATAAATTTAAATAATAGATTTTACTTACAAAGACAAGATCCACCTTGTAATTATAATATTATAACTGAAGAAATAATATTGGGGGCTAGTGATACTACAAACATTAATAGAGATAAATTTATTTCTTATTTGGGTGACCCTACATTTTTGAGTTATGATTTTGTAGGTAAAGACCCAACAATATATAGTAAACTCACTACTAATGGTTTAACAAACATAAGTAATTATAATGGTACACCCGATTTAGTTATAAATGTAAACTTAGGTGATTATGTTGGTGAATATGAATTAGGTAAGAGAGATATTGTAGGTGGATGTGTGGATTTCTCAAGTATAAATAAAAAAGAGATAGACGATGTTTGTTGATAGAAAAAAAATATTATTGGGTGATATTGGTTCTGGAACCACTTTAAACATTACATTAAGTAGTGACTTTTTCCCTGTGGATAATTCTGAATTAATAGAAGATAAATTTGTTAAAGATGAGGTAAAAAAATCTATAAATCCTATAGTGGATTATAAAAAAGTTATATTTAAACCAGCTGATAACAATTGGAATTTAATAAGAAAATTTAAAATAAATCTTAATTTTTATATTCCATCCACATTAACACCACCACCACTACTTCATAGAGGTACTGGAGCTGAACCAGGTGTATATTCTGATATAGGTTTTATTTTTGATGATATATTTTGTAGAACTAATAGATTTGTAAATAGTTTTATAAGATTATTCTTCTTTGATACACCTAATACTGGTACAAATACATTACTATCATTTACAGACATTTATAACCAAGTTGGTAAAGATCAAGAAAATGAATTTGGTTTTACAAAACCTATAGATAACTCACCAATAACATTTACTATAGGTGACCCAATATTAGAACCCAACGAAATAAATGAAGGGTTTCAAATATATTGGTTTAAAGATTTAGTAGATAATTCTCCTAATGGAGAATATACAATGTTTATGACATTACAATATAATCACGCTGGTAATGGTAAAATATATACAATGGGTCCTTCTAAAAGTTTTGACCCACAAAATATTGTACTTAGTGAATTAGGTGGTGAGGATGGTATTCTTTATTTGAAGGTAATACTTAAAAATCATAATGGTGTGTATAAATATAGGTTTGAACCAAATACAAAACAAAACGATATTCCCCCAGGATTAATATTAAATCCTACTAATGGTGGAACACCCACATTAACTTTTTGGCAAATTACACCTTAAAATATTTATTAATATGGAATACCTTAAAAAAAGAAGAAGTTTAGAGAATTATACAGTAAGAACTATACCTAAAACAGTTCTAACTAAAGACTCAGAAGGTAACACTATTATAGATACTGATAGTCCAAAATACTATTATGGTAAAATTCCAGAATATAAGGTAGATTCTAATGGTAATTTCATATTAGATGAGAAGGGTCAAAAAATAAAAAATACAATAGATATTGATGTTTTTTTAACTCAAGATTTAGATGATATGGGATTATTTAGTGATTTTGATTTTACACCAAAAAATCAAACACTTACACAACCACCAGTAGATTTTAATTCTTTTTCTTATGGTAGATTACCCGGGGCACCAGTAGATTTTTATTACTCACAAACATCTATAGTTACAGGATTTACTGATGATAGATATTTAAGTAGTGTAAAATCTTATAGAGTTGACCAAAACAATCAACCTATTTATGTACAATCACTTAATACATCTAATAATCCTTCAGAATATTTTGATGGTGTAATAATTGACACACAAGAAGATATAATTTATAAGATAAACGCAAACAAAGATGATATTGCTAATACAGGTCTTAAGTTAAAAACTAGTAAAAATAAATTTGCCCTTGGAGTAGATTCAAGTGGTAATCCTAAGAAACACTTTGAGACTAATTTTGAGATAAAAAGTGGTGGATGGGATAAATTTAACACATCTTTAAAGGCAAATGTAAAAAAAGAAGAATATTTAGGTGTAGTTTTTCAACCAGAAATTGATAGTGTAGTATTTATTAATAGAGGTATAGAAGATATATTTGAAAGACACGCTATTTTATCTGAAATAAAAAGTACTAATGACATAGATACAAATAGAGGTGGATTTATAAGAGTATAAAAAAATTAAATTTATGGCAACAGGTAATTATGGAACTATAAGACCAGCAGACGTATCGGTTCAAGATGTAGAAATACTTTATAGTTATAGTCCTAATAGAGAAAATACTAACACTGTAGAATTATTTAGTTTGGATCCACAAGAGGTATTAGTACCTGCTAGTAGTCCAACAAATAGTAACGAAATATTGGGAGGACTATACACCTTAAAATTACCTACATCTGTTTTTGGTAGTAAGGGATTTTATAGTGTAATTATACGACCAAGACAAATAAGAACAAAAATACAAGATTGTTCAGTATTAGTTGATAACCCAGAAATTAGAGGATTAGTTTTTGACTTAAATCAAATACCCTTAGATTTACAAAATAGGTTTGAAAATGGTAATTTAGTTGGCTATAGAGTTGAGTACTTAAAACAACAAGGTGGTACACAACAAAATAAGATACAAAATTTATTTAGAATTATTACCTCAAACAATAGAGCATTACCAATTAATCAAAATCAAGGTAATTCAAACTCTACTGTAGCATATACATTTAATGATAATTCGACTAGTGTTTTTTGTACAGTTACACCATCATCGGCACCAACTGTAAAACCAAACGCGGTACCTTTTATTGGTAATCCACAACAAGATGTAATTATTACAAATACGTTTTTCAATCCAGTTATGTTAGAAATAGAGATGGTAGAGTACGATGAAGAAACATTGGCTTATGCTTTATATTCTAATCAAACAAAATCTTTAGAAGATGGTATTTATACTATATACAATTTTGAAGACCAGATTTACAAACAATATAACTTATATGAAGTTAAGGATCAGTTTACTGGTAAACCATTGTATGAGGTTAGGGAACAAAAGACAACTATTGACCCAACGAAAGATTTTGATGTAATAACTAATTTTTAAAAACGTAAATGGCTAATAGAGTAAAAATTGCTGGATATGCTAAAAGAATATTCTTTAATGATAATATAGAATATAGAAATTTTAGTCCTGATTTAGTTGGGTTACAACTAACTAGTGATGGTGGTACTACATTGTTTACAAATGGAAATTTTAGTATAGATGTAAACTTAGACCCAAAACCAGATGCTGTTTTTACTCAGGGTACAAAATCTAAATATTATACTTTAGATGATGTAGTAACAAGTAATTCAGAGGAATTAATTCAAAAGAATTTAAAAACAAAACTTAATTTAGATTATACAAATCCATTAAGTTATGTTTGGTATGGTTCTACAAAAGAATTAATTAAATCTTCATTATTACAAATACAAGACAATTGGCCTGCTGCAATTTATGTAGATAATAAGGTTGGTTCTGTTAGTGGTAATAACATAACAAATTATAGTTATGATATTTCATTGAATGAATCTACATTTACAGTTAATAGTAGATTCTTCAACAATCCATATGGTATAAAATACACCGAAGATGCTATTTATACCTCATCTAATGGATCTGGTAATGTGAATACTAATACTACTAACCCATTAAGAAATTTTACTTTAGAATACAAAAATTATGTAATTGAGTACAATGGTATATCAAGACCAATTAAAAGCATAACACCAGCAACACAAAAAACAAATTCTGATTTAGAGATAATTGTTGAGGGAAATCCATTCCCTGAATTAACTGGTATATATATTCCACAATATACATTCTTAACTTCTAGTGTAGATGGTTCTTTACCATATTTTATAAAACCAAAAGAAGAAAAGATTGAGGAATTTTTTACTTCCCTTAATAATTTCCAAAGAAATATATTAAGTAGAGAAACTTATCCTAAATATAATGCAATATTTATATCAACAGAAATTACTGATGATGGTATAATCTTAACAACAAAAGATACTTTATTATTTCCAGTATTATCTGACGGATATAATCTAAACTTTTTTGATACTTTTTATTTAACATATTTGAATAAAATTAATGCTATTGGTGATAATTTAGACAATAGTAGTACTGATTTAATTGTTAGAAAATATACGTCTGAGGCTATTAGTAGTTTTGATACCTTACCAAAAGGTGATGCCAATGACTATACCATACAAGGTGAAAAGGCAACTAAATTATTAAGAATATATGGGGTTGAATTTGATGAAATTAAAAAATATATTAATGGAATTAAGTTCGCACACGTAGTAACTTATGATAAGAAAAACAATATACCAGATGTATTAGTTAAAGATTTAGCTTATATGTTGGGGTTAGACCCAATTACCTTTGTAACCGATGTAACACTTAACAAAACTTTATTACCTAGTAATGGTGGTGGAATGTTTAGTGGAACATCTACTAATTTAACACAAAGTGAAATAGATATTGAATTATATAGAAGATTAATACTAAACATAGCTTGGTTATGGAAGAGTAAGGGTAGTAGAAAAGCTGTAGAATTTTTATTTAGATTTATTGGGGCACCGGAATCACTAGTCAACTTTAATGAATATGTAGTTATTGTTGATAAACCATTAGATATGGATAAAATAAAACAATTATTATATCTATATACTGGTAATGTTGATACTTCTAACATTCCTTATGATGATAATGGATTCCCTTTACCACCTATTAATGGTGATATTGTAATTACAAATCTTGTAAGTGGTATAACTGAAGATTCATTTAGTGAAATGTACTTTCAAAAAGCTGGTGGTTGGTATAGAAAAACTTTTGGTACTAGTAGTCCTACTATATTAGAGGGTAATAATCCACACATAGGTAATTATGATGGTGGTAATGAATATTTAAATTATTTTAGTAGATGTTTTATACCTGATTTCAACAATCAACCATCTATTACTATAACGGCTACTACATTCCCTAAAAATTATTTTGAAAATTATAATTATGGTATTTTTAATGGTGTAGACATTAACACTTCACAGTTTTTTACTACACAATTAAGTTATATTCCATCAATAAGAACATATCAAAAAATAGATGATTGTTTTAACATCAATTATAGTTTAATTGAAACACCACTACAACCAGGTGGTAAAACAACATTCCAACAACAATTTGAAATAGCGGAAAAAGAATATAAAGATTATTTATCAAGAATAAAACAAGATAGTTATTTAGAATTTTCTCCTGAATGGGATATTATTAAAAGTAATTATGATTTAGCTAGTTATAATGTATCTTTAGAAACAACTACTGAAAATTGTGATAAAAATCTTTCTTTACAAATATGTTTAGATGAGATACCTAGAGATAATTTTATAGTTGATTGCTCAACACTTAATAGTGTAACATCTGAACCATTTATTTATTTTGTTGATGACTCAAACAATAAAGTATCATTTGATTCTTTCCCATCTTGTTGTAACGATAAGGGTGGTAAATTTATTAGTTACACTAGTGAAGATTGTAGAACTATACAATATTGTTCTAAAAGTGCACCTTGTGTTGGTAATCCAGTGGATACTACTGACGAAGGTATTATTGTTTTTGAAATAACTAACAATACAATACCTAATGATTTTTACACATATAATGGATCTTGTTATCAATTAACAGATAGGGGTAATCAATTCTTTATGGGTGCAAATAGTGCAGTTAGTAAGGTTGTATTAGAACCACAACCACAAACAACTAATATTGATCCACAAACATATTTAAATACAAAAGGGATCACCCCAGCTACATTGTTATTTTTCAAAAAAGTATCTTGTAGTAAAACAATTGTTAGTAGTCCAGAGTGTTGTGCTTGGTATGGTTATAATAGTAAAATAGTATCTGATGGTACTAAAGATTACATTGTTTGTTTGAGTGGTAATTCACTTAATACACCAACAAATATTAGTGCTGAGATTAGTGAAGAAATAAAAGTTAAAAACACTCAATTGAACTTGTTACTAGAAAAAAAATCATCTGGTACATTAACTAATAATCAATTAATAAATTTAGAAATACAAATAGATCAATTAACAAATGAAATTGAATATTTACAAGAAGAATTAGATAAAATAAATAGTGAACCACCATTGGTTACTGATTTTGACGTTAATCTAAATAATTCTTATACTAATTTACAAAACCCAATAGGTGGTGTAAATGAATACTATTCAACTAAAATATATAAAGATTCTTTTGATATAGCTAAACTTATAGTAGGTAATGGTACTGATTGTTATGAATGTGCATCAGTAGTTACAAATGCATTATTTGATGACCCTAGTTTCAATAATCCAGCAAACTGGAAAGTATATAGTGTTGACCAATATAGTAGAGTTAGTTTTACACCTAAAACATTTCAAAGTGACTTTGTTTTAGATTGGTATGCTACTGGACAATTATCCCAATTGTATGAGAATATCGCAAATTTATTGGGGTATGTAATGGGTTCATTCTATTTAGACCCACAAACTAATTCAGTAATACCATATAAAGATAATGGTAATTTATATAGTAATAACCCAAATTCTATAACTAGGGCAGCCGTTGACCCAGAAAGAATAGGGTGTGGTTCAGTAAATGATGTATCTATAGTATTTGGTAGTAACAATTGGAATGGTTTTAAATTACCAAAATTGAGTGATTGTTCTGCTACTGTTGATTTCACATTTGATTATATGTTAAAATTTGATGTTGATAAATTAAAAGAATGTCAAGAAAAAATAGATGAAACCTTATGTTTCCCTGCTTTATTATATGATAATAGTTTTAATCACTCACCATCTTGTTTTAATTTTGCTGTATTTACTAATTCACAAAATGATTCTACATCATTAGAAAATAATTTCTTTGATCAAAGAGATAAAACTAGTAATTATTATGCTAACAAATATTACCAACTATGGCAGAATACAAATATTTTAGAACCGGATTCTGAATGTTGTAACGCTATTGGTGGTACTATGTTATCTGTACCAGAATATCTTAATACAAATTCTGAATGGTATAATAGAAATAAAGAATTATATACTACTTTAACTAATAATCCTACCACACAATTCTTATCATCACTAAATTTCAGTTATGATAAAATAATAGAATTGTATAACAATATGGATGTATTGTTAGATAGATTGAAAAGTGATTTATCTTTAAGAGTAGATTCTGCGACACAAAAAGTTTGTTATAATATATTAATTTCAGAACCAGAATGTCCAATAAAATTAGATAATTTCATATATACTGAAAACGTTTGTGGTCTAGATATGCCTAACAATGTTGCGACTTGGAATAATTTATATTGGGATTACCAAAGTAAAATAAATTCAGTAACTAAATTAATACAAAATTTTGAATTAAAATGTAGTGATAGTACATCTGGTACTTATTCTGACCCACATTATGAAAGTGCTAATGAAATAGCTTTGGCTAAAGGTAATTTAACTAGAGATAATAATAATTTAATTGATGAAACTAATAGTTATTTAACTGATTTAGAAATTGAAAAAAACAAAATTAATTTGTTAATTCAAGATATTGATAATGAAATAAATCAGAAAATAAGTGAGAATATTTCAATAACTACTGCTAAATCTAATATTGATAATACATTAAATTGTAATGTTTATCAAAACAAGATAGATGAGTTAACTAATTTTGATGTTGAAAATTATTGTAAGGTTTTAGTTTATGGTGATGATGAAATAAATGATTTAACTAAAATAAATGAGTATAATGAATGTGTAACATCTAAAAATGGTGAAATAAAACAACAATTAACCATATTCAATGATCTATTAAATAATTGTATTTATAGTAATACATTAAAGGTGGATATTGAAAAAGCTAAATTTGATAATAATAGTCTTTTATTAGATAATCTAGTTTTAGAATTAGAAGATACTCGTAAAAATATTAATACACTTACAACTAAAAGTAGAATTTTCATAGAAACTGATGCTTCATTGGTTGATAGTACATTACAAATTAATGATTATCAAAAGAATATAGATATAACTGCTGAATTACTTGGTGTTAATCCAAGTGACATTACCAATAGTTATGGAAATATTGATATTAATGATAGTCAAAAGGTATCACTTCAGATAATACTTGAAAAGAACAAAAAACAAATCTCTGATTTAAGACTACAAAAAAATGATTTAAATCAGAATTTAGCTACTATAGATTTTAATTACAATGAGGCTCTTGATATTACCAACGCTCAATCAAATCTTTATGTAGAAGAGATAGATAGTTTACCTGACTCTTGTGATGGTGGTAATGTAAATACTTGTTGTGATCCAGAATTGTTAGATTTACTGTATGAGACATTAAATAGATTAAATGATAACTTCTCGATTGTAGAACAAAATACAATCAAACAATATGATAATTGGTATAATCAAATACAAACTAATTATACAAATTATATTGATATTAAGAGTACATATTTGACATTCATAAACAATTTAAAATTAAATTTCAAATTGTTTGTAGATAACAATAACTCAACAGTACTAAACAATATTGATAGTGATTTAACTTATTTACCATATACAGAATCGGTAAACCCGATTTGGGAATTTTCACCTACTGATGGTTATAGTGGAATTATTCTTGAGGGTAATGAACAATTAGTAGATTTAATTAAAGAGGATATTTTCAACGATCTATCCTTACAGAATAAAGATTATAATTCTGATTTATTTGAACCATCTTGGAAAACATTCAAATATAACTTACCAGAATGTGTTTGTGATGATTTAAGGAGGTTATATCCAAATAAAGAGTTCTTCTTCTCTATAGAGATAGAAAATTATAGTTGTTCAGTTTGTTTACTAGTGGATAACATACAAGTTAATGTATCTGATTGTAAAACAAATAAAGTGATATCACTTAATGATTGTATGATACCACAATTAAGTTGTGTTATTGACAATAAAAAGTCTTGGGTATATTACGATAGTGGTATTGTAAAAGAAACTGTTTATCCTAATGGTGAGTGTAATCAAAATAGTGTAGTTAATTATGAAGTATTAAAAGTTAATTCGCCTGAAGAAAGATTATATAGTGATTTAGAATATAGATATACTAACTATGATGAGTATCACTCTGATTTAGTTATGAATGTTAAAAACACTACATTTAGTATTGACCCAGCGAAGGCCATCGAATGTGATGTATTTAATTATTGGAGAAATATTGATTGTGATAATTGTCCAACATCTTGTGATGATGATGGTAAAATATATGAGGATGGTGATGACTTATTGTTTATGGATTGTAATAGTTACATATTCGAAGATCAGTCTACCATATTACCAATAGTATTTAGTGGTAGTGTATATTATAGTTCTACAACTCTTACTGATTATAGTATTACATTAGAAGATGTCGTTACAAGTGGTTTAACTTTTAATTGTCAAGACTATATAGATATTCTTAATACTCAAGTAGTAGAACTTAAAAACAAATACTATACATTAACAGGGGATTATTCAGAATCATTGAGTTCTACATATTATGGGTTATTAGAAAAAGGTGAAACACTTTCTAAATTCTATATAGACCAAAATAACTGTGATAGTGAAACAATAGTAATTAATAATAATAAAGAGTTAGATAACTTATTTGGTATAATTAGTGAAAATTACGATGGGTCAATATCATTCTTCGAAATCTATCTATATAGTGGTACAACACCTTATGTAGGTGGTGAAATAATTGAAGTGTTTAGTGGTTTGACCGCCCAAACATATAACCAAACATCAAGTATTGATGCTGAATGTTGTTCCTCACTAAATAATGTTATTAATGGTGAAGGATCAAGTGGTCTAGGTGTAGGTAAAACATTAACTTGGGATGAATCGACTTGTAGATGTTATTGGTCATTACCTAATAATTGTAGTGATTGTAAAGGTGACTGTGAATATTGTGGTTCTATAACAGATGTTTGTGGTACAAATACAACAAGTTCAGTATGTGTAAACCCATTAAACTTCTTAGATATATTACCTTCTGAGATAAATGTTAAAGATGTATTTGACAATTTAGTAATAACTAACCTAATAGACGCTAAAAGTAGACAAACAATTAGTGGTTATCCATTATTAATGTTATTCTATGAACTTTATTTAAACGCTAGTAACTGTGGGGCTGATATTAGTGGTCACTTAACATATGACAACCTATTTGAGTTTATGGATAAAATAGGTGACTATTGGTTAGATTTATTAGAACAAGTTGTACCATCAACAACTATATGGGAAGGATGTGATAATTCTGGTAAAATATATAGAAATACAATATTTGACCAAAATAAGTTCACATATAAAAAATATAGTTTAAACTTCTTAGATAGTAATGATTGTATAGTTAGTGGTGTTACTGATTTTAGTATTGGGTCTTCTGATGTTTACTCATTGGTTGAACAAGTACCTATTTATCCTGATAACACAACAATTAGAAATATTAAAAATAGTATTCGTTTACAAAATATTTTAATAGCTAATCAAGAAAAAGTAGTTAAAAATTTAAATAAACAATCTTGTGCCTTAAACTTACAAGATGTAGATACACCTAATTTACAAACAAAAAAGAACCAACTACAACAATCTATAGATTTGGCTAATAGTGAGTTAATTAAATTAAACACTAAACTAAATGAGTATAAAGTTGATTTAATAAATGAAGAAGAAAAATATATTAAACAACAAAATGATTTTGTTACAAAGTATATGAGTTGTTCGGGTATAACTTCAGTATTAAAAACAGCTCAAGAAGACTTGTCTAAATACACACCTGGTACTACAAATTATGAGAAACAAAGAAATTACATCTCAATTTTGAATGATAAATACGACAAATGTGTAAGACAGAGTAATATTTTAATTAGTGACTACAACAAAGTATTCATTACACAAATATACGATACAAATGAATATGAAGGTAATGTAACCATTATCGGTGACCCAGATTGGGAAGAAGATGGACCATTTTACAATAAAGAATTAATTCATAATTGTACCACATAATTCATTTAACTAACATATTTATTAAATAAAATAGAAAATGGCAAAACAAAGATTAACGGATAGACAACGTGTCTCTGGTTTAACAATAAATGATTTAGTTCATGTTGTGGTAACTGGTGATACTTCACAAAACCCAGAAGGATCATCATATAAAGCTGAGATAGGGGATTTATTCGCTACATTTAGTTCTCACACTTGTACTTATGGTATAGTTACTGACCAAATAGATTCTTGTAGTGGGTCAATAACCATAAATGGTGATTTATTAATTAATGGTTCTGCCACAACTATTAATACTGAAGTAATACAATCTAAAGATAATAATATAATTTTAAATTATAGTGGTACACACGCCACAGCTATAGGTGGAGGTATAACAGTTGAGGATGGACAAAGTACCGGTGTAGATTCTAAAATATATATAAACTCTAATGGTGAATGGTTAATTGAACCTAGTTTAAGTTCATCTACTGGAACTATAAATACTTTAAGTGCGTGTACTGGTGTTTATACATCAAATCTTTATGGTTGTTCACCAATTACAATACACGATAATATACAATCAACAAGCTCTTCCGCTACTGGAACAACTTCATTTGCTTTTGGTGATAACGTAAAAGCCTATGGTAACTACTCACATGCTGAAGGTAGTAACACTACTGCCAATGGTACATATTCACACGCTGAAGGTTATTATACAAGTGCTATGGGTGAATCAACTCATGCTGAAGGTAATTACACCACTGCATTAAACTATTGGTCTCATGCGGAAGGTGACTCAACAATAGCTAGTGGTCAGTCATCACACGCAGAGGGTGTTTATACCACTTCAATTGGTAATTACTCACATGCGGAAGGTGAATCAACTACATCATATGGTAGTAGAACTCATGCCGAGGGTCAATATACTATTGCAAGTGGAGATTCTTCTCACGCTGAAGGTGGATACACTACTTCACAAGGTAATTATGGCTCACATTCAGAAGGATGGTATACAGTAGCACAAGGTAATTATGGATCACATTCGGAAGGTCAATTTACGTCTGCTATTGGTGTATCCTCACACGCTGAAGGTAGTAATACAACATCATTTGGTACGTATTCACATGCGGGAGGTTTAGGTAATATTGCTAGTGGTCAAACATCATTCATACACTCAACTAATTCAGTAGTTACTGGTGATAGAAGTGTTGTATTAGGTGGTCAAAATATTACTGGTACTAGTAGTGACACTGTTTATGTACCTTATTTAAACATAAAAAATGTATTTTCTGGAACACCCACCACAAACATTGGTATAGATTCAAATGGTCTTATTGTAAGTGGTACTAGTGGTAGTTTAACATATTTTACTGAAACGGGTACTACTGCAACACCAAATGGTAGTGTATCTGTTGGTGCACTAATCTCTAAAACTGGGGGTACTAATATGGATTTCGCTATAATACCAAAAGGAAATGGTTCAATTTTGGCGGCTATACCAGACAACACAACAACTGGTGGTAACAAAAGAGGTACTAATTCAGTTGATTTACAATTATCAAGAAGTGCTGCAAACCAAGTTGTGAGTGGTAACTACTCATTCGCAGCAGGGTCAAACAATAGAGTAGATGCCGCATATTCAACATCAATTGGACAAGGAAACGTTGTAACAAACAACTGGGGTACTGCAATTGGGCGTTCAAATACTGCGGGTGGAGATAGTTCAGTAGCATTAGGTTTTAATAGTACTGCGAGTAATAATAGGTCTATAGCAATTGGAGAAACTTGTACCGCCTCAGCTGCAAACGCGGTGGCTATTGGTGTATCAAATACCTCTAGTGGTGGTGGTGCATTTACTTCAGGATACTTAAATAATGGTACAGGCAGTTACTCTTCTGCAATAGGGTATGGTAATACAAGTGGTGGATTTAGCTCTGTGGCATTAGGAACTTCAAATAGTACTGCATACGATTATAACTATGCAATTGGTTCATCCAATACTTTAACATCAGGACCATCTGGAAATAATAGTTATGTATTTGCCTTTGGTTTGGGTAACACAGTAAACGCTGGATTTGCAACAGCTATAGGTTGTTATGGTTTGACAAATGGGGTTACGGGTAGACAAACATTTTCTTCGGGGAGAATAGCAACAAATGGTGATGCCCAAAAATCAACATTTATTTATAGAGGTAGAACAACAGATGCTACATTAACAACTTTAGCCACAGATGGTAATAACTCTATAAATGCGGGTAACTGTATGCAATTGGCCAATAATTCATCAATTAGATTTAAAGGAACAGTATCTGGTAAACAATCGGGAAGTACAAATATTGCGGCTTGGGATGTTGATGGACTTATTGTAAGAGGCGCTAGTGCTGCATCAACTATATTGACTATTAGTAATGTTAATTTGGTGAGTAATATTCCAGGATGGGGTACACCTGTTTTATCTGCATTTATTGAT